GTAGCTGTTCCTTTAAACGTAGCGATCTCAAGCTCTCGTTTCCAAAATCCTATATCATAAGCATAATCAAAAGGCTTAAGTAGATCCATACAAGATTGTACTTTATAACCATTTGTATTACAACTCATGCCAATAACAGGCGGTGTGCCTGAAGATAAATTAGTCATTGACTTTGAGCTGTGTGCCACAGGTTCCATCTTAACATAAATGTCTCGACCTATCTTAGTGCCTCTAAGCCACTCGTTAATCCACATATATTTAACAGTCTCTCCGAGCTCTTCTTTTGGCTTGTAGAATTCATTTACATATGTAATCTGCTCGTCGCCAAGCTCGTCTATATATGTAAGTCTACCAATCTTACGACGTGACCTCCAGTATACAGTTACTTCTCTAATCTCTCCTTTCTCGTTAAAGTCTCCACCAAAAGCATACTTCTCAATAACATTAGGAGAAATAAGTTTAATATTATCATCAGCTGTTGATCCATTATCTGTACCAGTAATTTCTCCGGTATTAGATACTAGACTAGCTAAGTCTCCTCTATTAGATAAGAAATAATCTGACTGGTAGTCAGAAAGGTACTGGTCACGCTCTTCTAATTTCTTTACATCTTTATCTGTAAGATGATCCCAGTAGTCATCCATAATCTGTCCTATAGATCTATACTGGTAAATTACAATAATATCTCTTTCGTGTAAATACAACGAAGATCCTCCGCCCATAGTAAAGACATTACGAGGGTCTATACGTCTCATTACTGGTCTGCCTCCTAGGACATCACACTGAATAACCTGTTCTCCTGATACTAGAAGATCCTCAAAAGTTCTACGGAATAAAAACTCAAAGTTATTCTCTTTATACTCTCTTGTTAAAATAAGGTTAGCTGTCTTCTCTGCAAGATCCTGGTAGTCATAAGTCATAAACTGCTTAATCTTCTCTACTTCTTTTTGCACAGCCTTCTCGTCTGGCTTTTTAGCCAGTATAGCTAGTGTCTTCTCAAACAGCTTTTCTTTTAACTCTTCTTCCTTTCTAGTATTAGAGTCTTCATCCTTACCAGAGATGTATACCTTAAACTCTCTCTTTCTAGAAATGTAGTCTCCTAGTAGTAGATCAATTTTAGCATTACCTATACCAACGTGTTGGAACTTAGCCGGAAAGTTATCTAAATCTAATTGAGCTGGATTAATGTACTTTTCAAAGTTCCGTACATCTATGATGTTCGCTCTAAGGTTATAGTTCTCTGTTTTGTTTCCAAACTCTCCTCTATAATATTCGTTACTTCCTACAAGTCCTTCTGAGAAATCAATACATTTTTTGTACCATTTGTCATTTTTCTTTGTATCTGATACTTTCTGATTAGGAAAGTTATATCCTGTATACTTAATATTCTCGTCTGTCCCTCCAGTATAGTTTTTTGCCATGATAATCTACTTAAGTTGCAAAATTAATCAAAAAATCTTTTTCTTGAGGAAGATACGCCTCTTTTTGTAAAGTATTTGTTTTCTAAGAAGGTCATTCTCTTCTCTGTGTGGTCTTTTTTTGCTTTATGCATAGTTTCATCGTACCAAAACAACATAATTAATGCAGAAACTCGGTCAAAGTTACCTTTTGGATTCCATCTAATCAATTCTTTTAGTAATGCTGGCGATAACACAGTAGTTAAAACTAAATTATCGTTATTAGGCGAAATAGGCCCCATTAACCAAGAGTTAATATAATCTAGTCCTGTATCGTTAATTCTACCTGAGTTATAAATTCCTTTAGATGTATTACTTCCTACCTTATATGTATCAGAGTTTCTAAGTTGGTATGGAGTTTCTGCTAACAAGTATGTACAATTGTTCTGCACAAAATAATTAAACAAACCTATAAAGTTCTGCTCGTACATACCTGTAGCCTTATAATACATAAGTAAACGTCTACAAACTTCATAGAAAAACTTTGGGTCATCTGTACGTCCCGTATATTCTGCCACGATAGTTCTAGTTAATCTATCAAAGACTATAATAGAAGGTAAAGAATCTGTAGTAGCTTTTGCTTTATCTACAACGTCAATACCCGCTATATATCTTCTAGAGTCTATTTCGTCTTCTTCATTCCTTTTAGGCTTTGCATATAGTTCTACTAAGCCTTGCTTTCTTTCAGTCCTGTCTAGAGGAAATGTACGTATAGGTAATTGATCCTGGACTGTCTCAAAGTATACCTCTTCTTTGTCATTAAACTTTAACCACCCCTTGTAAGCAGCATCTAGGAATCTTTTCTTCTTACCTCCTAGCACCTCTGATAGTTGATCTTTGAGTAACACAGTAGGAAATCTAGTACCCTCTGTTACAAGGAATGCTTCAGAAGGTAGAAGTGGATTATTAATAATATGTACCTGATATCTAGTAAGATCTTTACGCTTCTTATCTCTTGCAACATCCTCCTCCATCATAGCAGAGCTTTCGTCTGTAATAAGATTAGGCCCTTTCTTATGCTTGTTACGAGTCTGAATTACAGGCACAAAGTATCCTATCTTACCCCTAGACTCAAAAGTATCATCAAACGCTAAGCAGTTGTATTGGTCTGGATTACGGAATACATTCTCTGCAAATAATACAGATCCCCCTTGAGTATAACCACCTGTACCTAACATCCATAGCACCTGGCGCTTAAACATCTTCGATGCTTCTGCTCCTTCTAATGCACCAATAGTTTCTACAAGAATATCAAAGAAACCAATCTCATCTAGCATTACCAGGTTAGGACGACCTGCGTTACCTGCTAGCGGATTATTTTTAAAAGTTCTATGGTATAGGTATGATCCATCTACGTTCTTAAGAAACGATCCTTCTTTCTTTGACCCTGACCATCCTTTATACAGCGGACTAGGGAATATAGAAGACTCGTACTCAAACTCACCAGGTAGATTACGCATACCAAACAAAATCTTATCTAGTAGTGGACCTGACCATTTAGAATCAATAGCTCCTATAACTGTATCTGATGTAAGCGGTCTTTTATTTTTCTTAGCTCGTAGATATTCATCATAGTCTATAGCACCTCCTGTTAGCCAGTTATGTGCCCCAATACCTGCGGATGCATATGACTTACCACCTCCACGGGCCTGTATAGATATAAGATTCTTAGCTGAGTTTTGGTATAAAGGCTTGCCTAAGTTTTTGTCATGGATAGTTCTTAGGTACGCTCGAGCAGGCATATACTTCTTTGTTAAATCTTCTTCTCGTATTACACCTAAAGAAATGTACTGAGTCAACATTCCCATCTCTTCAATAGACGCTCGGTCTGGCCCTAGAAATCTATTACAGGTTATTTCAGTATCATCTGTAAATCCCGAGAACCCTCGACACTCTTCATAGATAAGAAACAACTCCCAGTCTATATCACGTAGCCAAGGCTTGCCAGGTTTCTGGGCAAGAGTCCTAGGATCTTCTACAAGAATATTATGGAAGTTTATATAATAATACAAAGGGCCGGGAATCCATTTACCAGATTCCCAATGCCCTTCAATTATTCTTCTCTTCTGGAGTTTCCAAAAATCTCGATACTCATAGCGGTCAGCTATAGGATGAAGATTAGGGATCTCAGGCAGAACAAAAGACGAATTATTTACTGTCGTCCAAAAGTTCATCTTCGAGTTCTGGTTCTTCTTCTTCTACTTCTGGAAATACTACTTTAATAATCTTACCTGTTTCAGTATGCATAAAATAGTTTCTAAACAAGAATCCATACTCTTCTCTAAACTTCTCTTCGTCAAAATCTACAAAGTCTTTAACTTCTACATTCTCTTCTAGCATCTTATCTACTACTAGTTGTAAAACCTGTATCATACCATTCTGGTAGTTTACAGCTTCTGTAGCTTTAAGGTTAAAGTCTTGCATTTCTTTTCCGATCGCGTTGATCTTCTGCAGGGTTACTTGGTGGCTTGCCGGCGCACTAGTTTTCTTCTTACTCATTTGTTTTAGATTTCACCGCTCTCTGATAATGAAAGCGAATTTATATTAGAATTTTCTTCGTTAGTTAGTTCGTCACAGATCTTCTGGTAATCTTTATAGATAGCATATGTATTTCTGTGCAGCTTATCAAGATCGCCCCCATTCTCTAAATCATACTCTTGATTCTTTAGGTAAGCAGATCTTTTCTTTATCATCTCGTCCCAGTCCGCTAGAGCCTTCTGCGCCTCTGTAAGCATTAACCCCCTGTAAGTCTCTAACATACTATTCTCTGAGTCTGACTCCCAGTCCCACGACTTAGGAAGTAAACCTTTTACATTCTCTAGCTTATTTGGATCATAGTACATTAGAGACTTCGGATGACATACAAGGTGCAAAGCCCACATAGTTTTAGAAGACGTTGTTTTTTTCTTTGTCTTATCTCCTTTATATGTAAGACCAAACTGAGCATGATGCTTCACTTCAGGAAACACCTCCCAGTAATTACGCTCTGTATCAAATATTTCTGTTCTTCTTGATAGCATTCTTTTTCTTTAGTGTTGCCATGGTCTGGCGAACTTTATGCATCCTAGCTTTCTTAGGAATAAACTTACCAAATAGACTAATGTGAATCGTCAGGGCTGTCTCCGGGTCGAACAGATTGTCCTCCCCCTTCTTGATCTCCGACATTTTTGATACTGTAAATTTTCCCATCATCGCTAGCAAACTGCTTACTCTCTCGGGACTCAGTTTGTACTTCTGGGATAGGATCTCTATCAACTGGCTCTGGCTCTTTTGGTAGTTCTGCATAATTTAACTTAAACTCTATAGACATATCATCATCTAAGTATATGTCAAGAACTGGCGATAGCTGTGAATCTTTCAACACAGGCTTACCTAAGTAGTTCTTTTGTTTTAACCTAGCAATAATATTATTAAGATGATTAGCTTTTAAATCTAGTTTCTCTCTAATCTTTCTTCTAATGTCAGTACTCATAATATACTCTGACCTCTCCGGCTGTGGGAGATTACGATACTTGTCATTGTAGTACATAATACTAGCTAATACTGAAAGTTCTTTGTTTGTAAGAGGACTAGCTTTTGTAGCTGAGCCGTCAACCTCGTATACCAAAAAATTTATGATCGCCAAAAATTGATCATAGATTCTATCTTTGTTAGTTGGGACCTGTAAAGGGTAAGATTTCATTGCTCTCTTGTGTTCTTTCAAGCACAAATATATAAAAATCTTTATTCACATAACAAATTGTGTGAAAATTTATCCCTAACTTTGTGTCGATGTTAGATATCCAATCTAAACATAATCCGACTTCATCAGAAAGTACGACCAAAGATAATAAGTCATCAGATATTATTCTAATCAACTCATCTTTCTG